TAAATCAAAAGGAGTAATCCCTATGAAAAATATAAAACAAATTGGTATAATCCTATTCACAAGTTTATCTTTAGTAGGATTTACCAACTACATGATGAGAGCGGAAGAGAAATCAGTTATTTCTCTTTCTTCCAAACCAATAGAACCGATGTTAATACAACTCGGATTTGATATCAAACCAATAGAGATAAATCAAACAGAATTATTTTTGAACGCCATAGGACATAGAGAATCTTCAAACAGATACGATATCGTAAACAAATGGGGTTATATGGGAAAATATCAGTTTGGTAAGAAAACTTTAAAGAACCTTGGATACGATGTTTCTAAAAAAGAATTCTTAAATTCACCATATCTACAAGAAAAAGCAATGTTAGATTTACTTGAACATAACAAAAAGATATTACAATCATATATTGATTATTGGGATGGTAGAAAAATAAATGGTAAGGTAATTACCGAAAGTGGAATTCTTGCAGCTGCTCATCTTGCTGGTGCGGGTAACGTTAAGCGTTTTTTGAAAAAAGGTGAAGAATTTAAAGATGGGAATGGTACAAAATTAACTTCGTACCTTACCCAATTCAGCGGATACGATATAAATTTAGATTAATATGTTAGAATTATTTACGACCTATAACATCATTATAGGTATATCAGTAGTACTCAATCTTATCTTATTGATTGGGGTACGAAATTTGTTAAAACAAAACGAACAACTCGAAGATAGAGTTGTTCAGATAACAGATACAACAATAGAAAAAGTTCAGAGTGCTCTTAGTAGAATGAGAGATTTGGATAATAGAGAAGTATTTGAGAAAGATGATGAAGTTGGAGTTACTTTCAACGAGTTAAAAAAAGTAGTAGAAGATTTAAACGACCAACTATAACATGCCAAGACCAAGAAGAAAAAAATCCAAAATATATTTTGGTACACCTGCACAAGAAGCAATTATAGAATATAATAAATGTAAAGACCCAGTCAAAAGGTCTAAAATTTATGAAGAAAGAATTAAATACCCTTTTGAAAAACTTGCAGAGAATGTTTTAAATACGTTTAAGTTCTCATATTTTGATGTTCCTAAAAAAGATATTCAAACAGAAGTGGTTTCTACAATGGTAGAAAAAATGCATATGTTCCAAGAAGGAAAGGGTAGGGCATTTTCTTACTTTACTATTATTGCCAAAAACCATTTGATTTTAAAGAACAATGGAAACTATAAGAGGTGGAAACAAAACGCACTTCTTTCTGAAATGCCAGAAACTTGGAATCCTGAAAATGATTATTACGAGGTAGAGGAGGCTGGTGAGTTTAAGGAATTTAAAGATATGATGATTGCCTATTGGGATATAAATCTAAATTACGTTTTTAACAAGAAAAGAGATTTACAAATTGCAGATGCGGTTCTTGAATTATTTAGAAGGTCAGACCATATAGAAAACTTTAATAAAAAACATTTATATCTTCTTATAAGAGAAATGACTGATTGTAAAACTCATTATATTACCAAAGTTGTAAATATAATGAAACAACATCAGAAAAAAATGTTAAACGAATATCTTGAACATGGTGAGTTTAAAGAACCAAACAAGAAAGCATTTTGGGAGCCTAAACAAATCATAGAAGATGATGATGAAGATGAAAACCCATATTTAGATAACGAATTTTTATAGAAGAAAATGAAAGGTTACATTTTAGGAATATCGTGTGGATATCACGATTCGGCAGCAGCACTTATTAAAGATGGAAAGGTTTTAGGAGCAGTTGAAGAAGAAAGATTTACTGGTATAAAACACGATTCATCATTTCCTATTAACACAATCAATTGGTTGTATAAAGAATTCAAAATTAGTGGTAAAGATATATCTTCAGTAGCATTTTACGATAATCCTAAAAACAAACTTGATAGAATTGAAAAATCAGTTAAGAGAGGACCTCTAACTGAAATATTCAATCGAAGTAAAATACTTAAAAGAAATAAAGAAAAGTATAAATTATTTGAATCACAAATATATAATATAACAAATCCAAATATTCAGTTATATTATTGTGAGCACCACCTTTCTCACGCAGCATATTCTTTTTATACATCACCATATGACAGAGCATCTATCCTTTCGGTAGATGGAGTGGGTGAATGGGAAACAACTACACTTTGGTATGGTGAAGGAAATAAAATATCAAAACTACAAACAATTAACTTTCCACACTCATTAGGAATGTTATATTCCGCCTTTACTGCCTTTCTTGGATTTAAACCCAACGAAGGTGAGTATAAAGTTATGGGATTGGCTCCATATGGTGACCCAAAGCCGTTTCTTAATAAATTTAGGAAACTATACACCCTCACAGATGATGGTGGATTCGAACTGAATATGGAATACTTTACATATGATTGGTCAGATACTCATATGTTTAACGAGAAGTTGGGTAAACTCTTGGGTATTCCAAATCGGTTACCTGAAGATAATTTAAATCAACCTCACAAAGATTTATCAGCAACTCTACAACACGAATATGAATTTCTATTCTTTAGGTTAGTAGATAGATTATTTGCATTGAGAGCTTCCAATACTCTATGTTTAAGTGGTGGATGTGCATACAATGGAACTGCTAATGGAAAGATTCTAAATCAATCTAACTTTAAGAATGTTTGGATTCCACCCGCACCATCTGATGCAGGTTCTGCTATTGGAGCAGCACTTCATGTATATTTTGAAAATGGTGGAACTAAAAGACAAGATAATAAATCACCTTACCTCGGCCCTTATTATTCAAACGAAGATGTAGAAACGGCATTAGAAGAATTAGAACTTGATGTTTGGTTTGAAAAGAAAAATCATTCTGAGATTATTCCAATTATTTCAAAAGAAATTACAGAAGGAAATGTAGTGGGTTGGTTTGAAGGAAAAATGGAATTTGGTTCTCGTGCATTAGGTAATCGTTCTATCTTAGCGAATCCTTGTGACCCACAAATGAAATCAAGGGTAAATCGTGTAATTAAAAAACGAGAAGGATTTAGACCTTTTGCTCCTATGGTAAAGGTAGAAGAACAAACAAAGTTTTTTGATTACAAAAAAGATGTTCCTTACATGAATCAAGTTGTACCTGTGAAAGAGGAATGGAGAGATAAACTTCCAGCAATTACTCACATAGATGGTTCTGCTCGTATCCAATCGGTTACACACCAACAACATAGAAGAATACATCAACTTCTATCTCAGTTACACAAAGATAATGGATTTCCAATCGTTTTAAACACCTCTTTTAACTTAAAAGACCAAACTATGGTGTTAGACCCCAAAACGGCAATAGAAACGTTCTTAGATTGTGAAATGGATACTTTGGTGATTCACAACTACATTATTAAGAAGAAGATACTCTAATTTAACACTCACATAACAATTTCTTAACATTGGTATATTTATACTAAAGAGGAATATTATGAAAGAACAATTATTCTATGTAAAGATTGTTCAAATGATATCCATCTTGTTTTTAGCATTACTTACCATTCCGGCTTTTGGACAAGAAACAAAAGTTATAGAACAAGTGGATGAAAATCTTTACAATTACAGAGCCTACAACCAAGATGGTTCTTTACAACAAAAAGGAATGTACTTTAAAACCAATGATAATAAATTACTTATCCATGATTATTGGAAAGATTCATTTGGTAATAAAGCACTTTACAACAAAGGAAAATTAGTTTGGTATAAACCAAATGGAGACAAACGATATACTTATGAGTATATAAGGATGGAAAAGCTTTCAAGGAAAGTCGAGAGTTTAGAAGCACTCCTAGCATCCAAGAACTGACCCTAATCGCAATTCAAATAGATTCGATATGAACCCACCCTTTGGTGGGTTTGGTGTTTAATTTATATATATTTCATTAAATACTCTCATTATTTGAGGATGTAATATATATTCACTATTTTTTTTATTGACTTTACATAGTTATTCTTTGGATATCCCAATGTTTTGTAATATGAAAAAGTTATAGATTGCTTAACCAAAACAAAGGAGATAATTTATGGAATTTCTAAAAAAGATTGGCTCTTGGGCTAGTTCACTAACAGAAATTGGTATAAGTATCATCGCTCTTGGAGTAGTACTTGAAGTATTATTCAAAGGTGCAAAGATTCCTTTCTGGCCAGATAACTCAGTAGTAGATAATCTAATGGGTATTTTGGGTGGATTGAGTAATGAAGGACTACTTGGTTTAGTAGGAGCATTCATTTTATACCACATCCTTAAAAACAAATCATAAGGATTCAACTTCCATAACGCGTTGGATAAAAACCTCTCTTCGGAGAGGTTTTTTTATTTACCATATTTATATACAACATAATATGGTATAATCATGAGTACAGATTTTGAATTATTTCCTGGTAAGAATCTAAGTGGATTGTTTAAGGATATCTACGATAACCAACAAAACAAGAAGCAAAGAATCTCTGAACTGATTGCTGAAATGAAAAAAGTAATCAGACATGCTGGTGATATGGCAGTAATTGGTCCTATCATCAAAGATTTAGTTGATACCTCAGTAAAAAACGATGATGCCTTAATCAAGATGGCAGCAATTGCCCAAAGGATTATTGGTGCTCAACACAAAGCAGAAGGGGATAGTGGATTCCTATCAGATGAAGAAAAAGAACAACTTCTAAAACAATTAGATGAAACTATTGCAGAAGTTGCTGATGAGCAAGATTTAAAAGTTGACGAACTTACTAACGAAATAGAAGAACTAAAACAAAAGGTAGGTAAGTAATGAGTAAAAGATTACAACAATCGTATAACGCTTTACAAACTAACAAAATACCAATCACTAACAGAGTTAATAGTGGTATTGTAGTTGATGTTATCTTAGATGATACCCATCCTAAATTAGTTAAAGCAGATGAGGATACTCAAGATTATTATTCAGATAAAGAAACTGATGTTGTTGGATGTGCAATCATAAGACCTTTAAGTGATAATACGAGTAGTGAAACTCAGCTATTCAAATACCAACCACTAAATCCATCTTTATTAGAATTACCACTTGTTGGTGAAACTGTTGAAATTTATACAATAGGTGGAGTAAAATATTACAGAAGATATTCTAATATAAACATCAATACGGGTGGTGCTTCTGAAGATAAAAACAAAACCACATTTTCTAAAGTAGAAAAAGAACAAGGTGGTAAAGATTATAATACGGTTTCTCAAACAAGTACTACGAAAAATTCATCATCAAATGATAGAAGTACTAAATTAGGTAAATACTTTGAAGAACAACAAGTAAATAAATTAAAGTTTTACGAAGGAGATTCTATATTACAATCTCGTTTTGGACAATCTATTAGATTTTCTGCATATAACAATTCAGAAAATAAATATTCTCCAACAATAATACTTCGTAATAGACAGAATGATGAATCTGTAAATAATCTAAAACCACTTGATTTAGTAGAAGAAGATGTAAACAAAGATGGTTCTATAATTGCACTAACTTCACAAGATTATAAAATACCATTTCAACCTGGTCTTATAGATGATGGTGGTTCTTCCAACTTTGAAACAACTCCAATTAAATTTGAGTTACCTGAAGAATATGTAGGACAAGACCAAATTTTAATAAACTCAGAAAGAATTATATTATCATCAAAGGCAAATGAAATGATTTTCTTTTCAAAAGGAAATTATGGATTTATTTCAGATGGTAAGTTTACAATAGATAATGGAAATGCGGGAGCAGAACTAGATTTTGGTGGAGATGTTATCTTAACCGCAGATAGAAATAACTCCAACTTTATAGTTCAAACTGGAAATGGTCAAATTAGGTTAAACACAAATGATGATAATACGGGAGGAACTGGTAAAGTAGAACCTCTTGCAAGAGCACAAACATTAGTAGATATTTTAGATGCAATGATTACTGCAATTTCAAATCAAATTTATGCAACACCAGCTGGTCCAAGTGGTAAAGGCCCTTTAAACTTACCGGAGTTTGAAGCAATTCAAGCAAGGTTAAACGATATAAAATCTACTAAAAACTTTACGGAGTAAGTCATGTCTTGGAAATTGTTCAAAGTAAATATGTTACTCTATATGAACAATCCACTAGCTATTAGTGGATTTCCTTTATATGGTGCAAAATTAGCACTCGAATATGATTTGTGTATGAGAAGAGGAGGTCAGTTGATAAACAAAAATCCTGTTGCAACTGGTAATATACCATTATTTACATCATTAATGAATGTTGCTCATACCACCGCTTTAACAAAAACACAACCAGGCCGCCATGCTTTCTTAAAAGATGTTGGTAACGCAGTAAAAGGATATTGGACTGGAGCAACATTACTTCCATTTCCTACACCCATAATACCTGCACCTGGCTCTGCTCAAAACATAATTGCAAATTCTGCAATGGTAACTTCACCTGGTACTTGGCCTAATGTTCCATTTGAAATACCAACAGATTCCTGCTTAACATTTTTGGATATGATGACATTGTTTATGCAAATACACCTTTTAACAATTAAAGGAATGTATATGACTACATCATTGTATCCATCGGCACCATCACCGATACCTGGACCTGGCGTAGTTCAGTTTACAGGTTATTCAATACCAATGATACCATTTCCATCTTTAAAATTAGGTAAGGGTAATGTTGCTGGTAAACCAGCAGAAGAATTCGGAACAGATGGAAATTTTGGTTCATTAGATGGAAATACATTTGGAGGGAAAAGTGTACCACTTAATGCAGGTCAACAAGGTGGTGATGCTGAACAAATTGATAATCAATTAAGAGCAAGATTATCGAGTGGAGGTACACTAGAAGAAAATTTAGATGATATTCTTAGAGCGGAAACTGAGAAGGATAAATTGGGTAGAGAACGATTTTTTACAGAAGCTGAATTGATGGTTGCAAAGTTAATAGATGAACAACCTAACAAACAAATTCAAAAATCATTAGCACAAATACGAGCTGAACTTATAGAAGAAAGAAATAAGTGTTGTGATGATTGTGATTAAAACCTATAAAACTAACAAAGATATATTTATATTAGAATAAACAATTAAAAAATAGAAATGGATTCAAAACAATTAGTAAAAGTTATCAAAACTATTGTAGAGGCTGAAGTTGCTAAAAAACACGAACAGTTCTTAACTAAAACCTTTCCTAAGATTTTAGAAGAAGAAGTTAATCGTAGAGTGAAAACTCTATTGGAGGAGAAGGGGGGTGTAGCCGCTTCCTCCACGCAATATATCGTGGAAGATGAGGTAGACCCATTCTTAGTAGCAGAACAAGCTTTACAAGAAGAAAGAGAACAACCAAAAAGACAATTCACTAAAAATAGTGCAATTAACGAAGTTCTTAACAATACACAACCATTCACTAAAGAACAAAGGGCTGGTGGTACACAAGTAAAGTCAGTATTAGATACGTTTAAACCTGTAAATGAAAATATGGATAAAACAGTTTCATTTACTCAACAAGGTTCACCCTTGGGTTTAGAAGGAATGAGAACATCAATGGCAGCACAAATGGGATATGGTGATTTACAACCAAATAGTGGGCCTAAAAAACAAGGATTGGGTGTAACAACAGGTTTACCTGGTTTAGATAGAATATTAAACAGAGATAACTCTGAGTTAGTTAAAAGATTTAAAAGATAATGATTGAAGGATTAATCATATTAGTAATGTTGGGAGCTTCTGTATTTGTACTTGCCAAAACTTTAAAAAAGAAAAGTTCTGGTGATTGTGGATGTGGAAACTGTCAATGTGGAGGATAAAAAGTGGCTTACGAATTAGGAAGAAAAGTTGTATTAGATACCGAAGAATTTGATTCTTATGCGTATGGTATTGCTTCTCCTACAAAAAGAGGTAATGTAATGTTTGAACAAACATTTACTTCTTTCGATGCCGCTAAATCAAACCTTCGAAATTTATTATTAACTCGAAAAGGAGAACGAGTAATGCAACCTGAGTTTGGAACTGGATTACATGAATTACTTTTTGGCCAAATCGATGATGAATTTGAAACAAACATACAAACAACACTAACAGATAGTGTAAATTATTGGTTACCTTACATTACGATAGAAGAAATTGCAATAGAAGCAACCAATGAAATGAAAGATAAAAATCAAGTAGGATTAGAAGTTACATTTAGAGTTGATGATAATGAACAAATAAGTACATTGGGAATAACGTTTCAGGGGTAAATTATGGCTTTAAACGCACGAAATAATACAAGTGGTAGAAATATAAATTATCTAAATAAAGATTTTAATCAATTTAGAAATAATTTAGTTGAATATGCTAAAACGTATTTTCCACAAACTTATACTGATTTCAATGAATCATCACCTGGTATGATGTTTATCGAAATGGCATCTTATTTAGGAGATGTTCTTGGATATTATATTGATGATACATTAAAAGAATCATTTATAACAACCGCTACTGATAGGGAAAATGTTGTTGCTCTTGCAAACTTTTTAGGGTATAAACCAAAAGTTGTTTCTCCTGCAATAACTACGTTATCACTCTACCAATTAGTACCAAGTAAATTAAAATCGGGTCAAAATGGAGAATACGAACCGGACTCAAGATTTTATTTGAGAATTAAAGAAGGTATGTTAGTGGAATCTACTGATAACTCAGTAACTTTTAGAACTTCTGAATTAGTTGACTTTAATGATTCTACCGACAGAGAAATCTCAATTTACCAAAGAGATGAAAATGGAAAACCAGAATATTATTTAGTAAAAAAACAAGTTTTAGCCCTTTCTGGTACTTTAAAATCCGTTCAAGTAACTGGAAACGCATCTGATTCTTTTCAATCGTTTACACTTGGTGAAACAAATATAATTCACATACACGATGTTCGTGATTCAAATGGAAACAAGTGGTATGAAGTTCCTTATCTTGCCCAAGAGATGGTTTATATTGATTATCCAAATACAGAACAATACGATAAAGACCTTTCTCAATTTAAAAATTCAGTATCTAATGTTTTAAAAGTATTAAAAACATCAAGAAGATTTGTGAGACAGATAAATCCTGATAATACAACTTCTATTGTATTTGGAGGTGGAACTGCTTCAAATGATGAAACGTTAATACCAAATTTTAAAAATGTTGGATTGGGATTAAATTCTTCAATTGATAGATTAGATGCATCATTTGACCCATCAAACTTTTTAAAAACTAAATCATATGGTCAATCTCCAAGTGGGACAATGACAATACAATATTTAGTTGGTGGTGGGATTGAATCAAATGTATCTAAGGGACAGCTTGTTAAAATAGAATCTATTTCATATGATGAGGATACTGGAGTTTTCACCCCAAGTGAACTATCATTATATAACTTTTGCAAAAACTCAGTAGCATGTGATAACGAAATCCCAGCAACAGGTGGTAGAGGACCAGAAACGATTGATGAAATTAGAGAAAATGCACTTTCACAGTTTGGTTCACAGAATAGAGCAGTAACAAGAAAAGATTATCAAGTAAGAGCATTATCATTACCAGGAAAATATGGAGGAATTGCAAAAGCATACTGTGCACCAGATGGCGAGTTAGATAACAACTCTCCCGCTTCTATATTAGCTAGTCCACAATCTTTACAACAATTTTCAGATTTAGTTATATCTCTTAAAGAAAAAGATTTATCAGAAATACAAATTAAAGAAGAACTAAATAAATTTTTAGTTGGTAAAAAATCTAATTTAGATGAAAAAAATAATCCATTTGCTATCAATTTGTATTTGCTTGGATATGATAGTAATTATAAATTATCAACTTTAAACAGAGCTATTAAAGAAAATTTAAAAACTTATTTAGGTGAATTTAGACTTTTAACAGATGGATTAAATATATTAGATGGATTTATCATAAACATTGGTTGTGATTTTGAAATAAGAGTTTATAGTGGATATAATACAAGAGAAGTATTAACATCTTGTATAACTGAAATAAAAAGATTTTTCGATATAAACAAATGGGGTTTTAATACACCAATTAATTTATCAGAATTGGAATTAATAATAGCAAGTGTTGAGGGAGTACAATCTGTACCTAAATGTGAAATAACAAATAAATGTAGTGGTAATTATTCAAATGTTAAATACAATATTTCATCAGCTACTAAAAACAAAATGGTTTATCCATCACTTGACCCATCGGTATTTGAATTAAAATTTCCTGATAAGGATATAAAAGGGAGGGTTGTATAATGTATCACTTTGTAACAGCATCCAAAGATGCATCAATCTACTTACAACAGCCAACTCAAAATACAGGGTTAGATGAAATTTTAGAAGTTTCTAAAACTTATTATGGAAACTTAAAAGATGTTGCCCACAGTTTAATTAAGTTTGAAACTACTCCACTATCTCAATCAATTGCAAGTGGTGAGATAACAATGAGTTCAGCAGAACTTATTCTTAAAGAATGCGAATCATCTGAAATTCCAATTAATTATACCATTTATGCTCATATAGTTTCTCAATCGTGGGATATGGGTATTGGTACTCGTTTCGATAATATTAGTACCGATGGAGTATCTTGGAATAAAAGAACAACATCTAATTGGTTAATCAATGATTATGAAGTGGGTACAACTGGTTCATTTAATGGTAAGGGTGGAACTTGGTATACTGGTTCTGCTTCTTCCCAATCATTTTCATACGAAACATCTGATATCGAGATGAATATTTTGAACACTATGAATGTATGGATTAGTGGTTCTTTGCCGAATGAGGGATTTATTTTAAAATATGATTCTTCATTAGAAAATGATACTGTTGACTATGGACAATTAAAATTCTTTTCAAAAGAAACAAATACCATTTACCAACCTAAAGTAAGAATTGGTTGGGATGATTCTTCTTTTGTAACTGGTTCTCTAACTTCACTTACCGCTGATGATATTCATGTAACGTTCAAAAGATTAAAGACCAGATACAAGCGTGGAAGTAAACCTGAAATCAGAGTTTTCGGTAGAGAGAAATACCCTCTTAAAACTTACACCAATCAATACTCTTACACAGATGTAAAATATTTACCATCAACCACATATTATCAAATTAAAGATGTGGTAACTGAAGATGTGATTGTACCATTTGGAGATTACACAAAAGTTTCATGTGATTCAAGTGGTAACTACTTTAAATTGGATTTAACAAATTGGGAATATAGTAGAGATTATTATATTGAAATTAAAGTGGAAAGAAATGGTGTAATCGAATACTTTGAAGATAAGGATTTAACTTTTACGGTAGAGAAATAAAATGGCAATAGATAATCAATTTAGAATTAACGAACTTATAAGTAGTGGTTCTCGTGCTATCATATCAAAAGATAGTATTACGGGAAATCATACCTTTGTACAGGGTTCTAAAATGATTGTACTCGGTAAATCAGATGGTGGAGAGGCCCCATATACTCACTTGAGTGGTGAAAGAGATGGTGAACAAATCGGCCGTATTGAGAAACCAAAATATAATGAAGAAGAGCTTGTAAAGGCAGTAGATACTAAAGTTGATGAGTTAATTGGACCACCAAAAAAACCGCAACCTGATGTAGTACCAAGACCTGTATATGAAGATTTAAGAAGATTATATAACGAAGCCCTTAGAAGAATATCTGAGTTAGAAAACTTAGTTTCAGAATTAGAATCTCGAATTGCTCAACTTGAGGCAGAAAACGAAGCTCTTAGAATAGAAAATGATTCTTTACAACTAAGAACCGCTACGGCAGAAAATGAAGCACAGGCTGCAAATCAGAGATATGGAGATTTGTTAAAAGATTTTTCAAACTCTATTGTAAAAGGAACACGAGATGCAATCGAAAGAGTTTCCTTAAAAGCACAAGTAGAAGGTTTAAGAGCACAGAAAGAAACTTTAAGAGAACAACTAAAATCTCTTAACTTAATAATCAGTCAGTTGCAAGCACAAGTAGAGGCAGAACAAGTTAGACAAGCTGCATCTGAAGCTCTTGAGGGTGTAGTTGGAACGTATGAGCAAAAAACAAATACAGGTTGGAAATTACCTCAATCTGAAATTAAGAAACAAGATAAACAATTATATCTTGAAATTTGGACAGTAAACAATAAAAACGATATTAGGGTTGTTCAAGGAACTGCGATTAATGTTTATAACTTCAATGAAGAAGAACCACAAACATTTACTGCATCAAGTAACGTTGATTGGTTAAAGGTTGGAGGACCTATAACAGTTGAACCAAGAGATGGTAACGAGGCAGGTAAAGGTTATATAGGAGTTCAATGGTCAAGAGGACCGAGAACGAGCAAGAGAAAATTAGAAATACCTGGTACAGTTACAATAACAGCTTCACCAAGTGGAGAACAACACACCATATCTGCTAGTATGTTCAAAGAAGTTCAAAGATTAAATGATAATTTTACAAAAGGTAGCACACGAAGTTCTGCTGGTTCGGAGAAAAGTTAACAAATGGCAATTAGTAATTTTAAAAATATAGAAAATACCAAAGGATACCTTGTTGATGACAAGGATAGAAAAATCTTTGAGAGAGAAATCTCCAAGGGTTATTTTGGTATGAATATAGGTGATGTTATTGAGTTTGTCATATACGATTCTAACGATAACATATTACCACAAGAATCGAACAAAGGAAAATATGTAAGATACATTGAATACAACGATGATTCTGAAAAGAAATATTTTGGTAAAGTTCAAAAAAATAAGACAACACTAAAATCAAATGATTCTGATGAGTTCTTTATTGATACTGAAAAACTAATTAGAGAAGCTGGATATAGAAACGGAGTTTTTAAGACTCAAATATCTCTTTTAAATAGAAGATTGGGTTCTGAAGATAGAGAAAATGATAAAGTGTGGATTCATGAAATTGCTCCTTCAAGAACAGAAATAAGATTATTACCAACAATTGATGATAAGACAGGAAAACCAAACTCTGATTTAGAAGAAAGATATAATTGTTTTATAAACGAAAAAACATTCTATTCAGATATGTCTCCGTTTATAGATTCCTTTGTTGAACAGTTTGATGTTGAAAAAGTAATAAGAGACTTTTTAACATTAAATGGGGATGTTAACTCAGGTCAATCCTATATAAATTTAATTAAAAATGAATTTAAAATTGAAAGCTTTGATTTACTAATTCAACAAATAAAAGAAAGATTTATTAAATCGGTTAATCACTATAAACAAAATAGAGATTCAAATATTTTATCAAATAAATATGGGCAACCTTTATCTAATAATATAGGAATCTGTACAGATGATAATACTGTTTTAAATGATATAGTAAATATCATTGGTAACTGCGTAGAATATTCTTTACCAAAACGAGATATTCGCTCTGAAAACTCATTAACAATTGAACAACAAGAAACACTCGATGAAGTAAATAGAATATTAAAAACGGTAACAAGTAATTCAAAATATACATCATCTATACCCCCATCGGTATCCGCAAAAAGAGTGGGATGTAAAGACCCCAATGCAGCTAATTATGACCCAGATGCTGAAATAGATGATAGAGGACTGTGTGTTTATGTTGAAGAGGTGAAAGAAGTAGTAAAACCCCAACCAAAACCAATACCTAAACCCATACCTATTATTGATTATGGTGAAAGACCAAAACCTCAGGTAGTAGATGTTAAACCAATACCTATTCCAGAACCCATTCCTGTTCCACAACCAAAGGTTGACCCTGATTTCATATTAAATGATTCAGTTGACTTTACGAGAGAGGTGTTATCTGCAGAAGATGGGTTAGACAGAACTGGTTTAAGAGAAAGATATGATACGGGAGATTTTGGCCCATTGGGAGCTATATTAGAAGATTATGTTGAACCTATACGAGCGTATTCACCACCTGCACCTCCAAGACCTCAACCTATTATTACAATAAATCCTATTGTTTTAAATCCAATTAGTGATACCACAACGTATAGTGGTAGGGCTATAGAATCTGGTCGTGGAGAACCATTTGGTGCGATTTTGGAGTTTGATAGAAACGAATCTTTCGGATTTAGTTCTATTCAAAACACAGAACCAATAACGAATAAAAAACTTTTTAATTTACGATAAGGAGAAAAATGGCAAGTACAGCAAAACCAACAAGAAATGGTAACTTCGATGGCGAGCGAGTAGGAGATTGGGCTTGGTCTCAATCACTCCAAACTTGGTTTGACACCGTTGCTCTTGCTAGTATTTCTGCAGGTACTTTTGATTTTGGATTACCATCAACGATATCAGTAGACCCACTTGGTCTTGCTGGATTATCAGATAGAATTCAAAAATCAAATATTACGGCAAATGTTGCTGAATCTGTTAGAGCACAACTTGGAAATATAGGTGAAATAAGTCAAGGACTTGCTAGACTTCAAAATCCAAGTAACTTTACAATACCTCCTATTGAAGTATCTGTTTTCCCAAAAAGAAGTGTACCAAGGGGAGATATTTATGTAAATGGTAGTTTAAATAATTCATCTGTTACAAGATACTCCGCTACAGAACTTTCTAATTCAGTAACTTATGATATAAGAGAAAGTGGTAAGAAAACCAAAGAATCGTATAAGATATACAGCAAACAAGTTAGTGATATCACGAGTATATCAAATACAAAATTGGTTGTATATGTAGACAAATATATTAATGATGTATATAACTCAAGACAGATATACAAAACTAATTTAGATTTAATATTTTTAGATTTTGATACATCAATATGGGATGGGCAAAAACAAATAAACGAAGTAAAAGTAGCTAGTGAGCCTACTATTCAAGATAATATTATTGCTATAGAAGAAGTAAGTGAAAATGTAAACAGTTATGTAAAAACTTACAATAAGACAATACCTGCATCTGGTGCTACTGTATCTTTAACAAAACCAACTATATCTGTATCCCCATCATCTACATCTTATAATCTAAATGATAGTGGAGTTAATATTAGTTGGAATACCACAAACGCAACATCAGTAAACTTTACTTTAGGAAAGACCCAAAGAACTTTGGGAATTCGTGGTTCATTAACACTAAGACCATCTGATTTTCCGAATGGAGCTGGTCAATACACCGCATACTTACAACCTATTGGTGATGGGGGTAGTGGTGAATATGGTGCTGTTGTATTTAATGTATTACAAAAATCAGAATTACCAGGTCCTGATATTACTCATATTACATATCCACAAAATATTATTGGTAAAGATTTTCAAGGATATAATGTTGATTTTAGAATTGACTGGGCATCTGTTAATACTGATTGGGTTGATGTGTATGTTGGTAAAAAGTCAAATACAACTTCATTGGCTTCGAAAAGAAACCCACAAGGTTCTTTAACTCTAAATATTAAAGATGTACTTACAAAGGCGGGTGATAGATTATCTGAAGATGTAGATATTGTACAGTTTAAATTAATTTTAATTCCTTATAATGATAGAGGTGATTCAACTGTAAGTGGTGAAGAAGAAGAAATTTTAATTAATTTTGATAAAGGAAATCTTAAACTTCGTAGAGGTGATGTTGTAAGAGATATAAGAGAAAGCATTAAAAAACAATTTAGTACTAATGGTTTAAATCAAGAATCTTCTAAATATCTTACACACTTACTTCACTTGGGGGATGCTGATAATAAATTAATATCTACTTGGGGAATCGATACTGAAACTTTTTCTGAGTATAAAGTTGTTGATGAGTTAACAGGTAGAGAAGAAAAAGTTAAAGAAGTTAAAACTCTTGTTTTAAAATTATACGAACCGTTACCAAAAGACGTTCAACCGAATCAACAAGCTTGGTTATCTAAAATACAATCGATTCCAATTATAGAACAGATAACTGTTATAGATGAAGGAGATGATGATTGTATAATTTTACAACCAAATTTGAATGAAAAATTTGTTGATAATGTTGGTTTACAAATTTACGATGATTTAATTTCAAGCGGTTCATCCACATCAACTGATATTGTAAACCAGTTAGTAAGTTCATCTGGATTTAATTTAGAAAAATTAGATATTCAATTTGTATCTGAATCAGTATCATTGGTTGGTTCAGATGAAACAGGCTGGGTTTACCAGAGTTCAGGAGAAACTTATGCATGGGATAATTTTGTAAAATATTCATCTGCATCAGAAAGAGTAGAAAACTTTTGGTACAAATTACAACTTATTGAATTTTATGATAATAAACTTGATTTAATTACATCTGGTTCACATTATACCGGTTCAATTTCTTTATTAAATGAAAAAACAAAAGTTGAAAGAACTAAAAACGAAGTAAAACTTGGGTTTGATGCATTTGAAAAGTGGTTGTATACGAGCTCTTCTTTAGGAGGACTTACTTATCCTGGAGCAGGTCAAGCTTCCGTATCATCTTCTACTCATAGTGATTCTGTATCTTGGTATAGTGGTATATTAAACTCTGCTCAAAATTATGATAGATATAACATATCTCGATTAGTAAATAATCTACCATCCCATGTTCAGAATGAAGAAGTAGGACAGGAATTTGTTCTTTTCTTTGATATGTTAGGACAACACTTTGATATTCTTTGGTTATATACTAAAGAATTTTCTAAAAGTAGAAAACTTGAACATAAGCAAAAAATTGGTATCAAAGATGAGTTTTTATATCAAATGTTAGAATCTCTTGGATGGGATGCTGATTTGGGAACTCAATCTCAAGCTCTTTGGGAATATGCTTTTGGTAAATCAAGTGATTCATCAGTAGAAAGACTAACAAGTGGTAAGGATAGACAAAATGAAATATGGAGAAGAATTTTAAATAACTTACCATATCTTTTAAAACACAAAGGTACTAAAAGAGCACTTCATGCTTTAATGTCTTGTTATGGAGTTCCTGCTTCATTATTAACAGTAATGGAATTTGGTGGACCAAGAGAAATCACCGAATCTGGCACAACCAAATTTACTTATGAAGATAGAACCTGTGCAATTAATATTAGTGGTTCTGCTGCTATTACAATTCCATGGAAAACATATACTACCGAGTATCCAAACTCAGTTGAAATTAGATTAAACACTCAGGTAAAACAAGACCATCAAATAATTAGTGGGTCTGAATGGTCTTTAGATGTTTTAAAAGATACTGGTTCGTTGGCTAAATTCCAATTAACAGTAGGTTCTCTTTCTGCATCTACTCAACCAATGCCATTTTTTAACGATGAATATACTCAAATTGTTGTAAATAGAGTTACTGGTAGTAGTGGAGATACCTTTACATTGTATGCTAAAGAAGGTTTCCAAGAAAGAATTAGAAATGAAGTATCTGCAACTTTATCTGCAACAACTAAAGCTTGGACAAGTGGTAGTGAAATAAAAATTGGTGGTAGTACATTTAATGGTTCTGTTGATGAGTTTAGACTATGGAGAATTCCATTAAACGAAGTAAATATTGAAAATCATACATTATTACCAGATGCAATAGATGGAAATTCACCATCAGCATCTACCGAAGATTTGATTTTAAGACATGATTTCGAATATCCAAAAGATAGAGGTACTGATACTCAGATTAAAAACGTTTCTATAACAAGAACATATACAACGTCATCCATTGCTAGTGGATTTGATAGCGTTGGTTCTTATCCATACCAATACACTCCTTATGATAGAACAGTAACTGCCCAAGTACCATCAAGTGGATTTAATCTTAATAATAAAGTAAGATTTGAAAATCAATACGAAATCGGTTCGACTGCATCTTTAACCGCAACTTCATCTATTGATTTATCATATCGTTCTCGTTCAACTAAAAAATCTTTTGATAAATCACCAATTGACTCTGATAAATTAGGATTATTTTTCTCTCCTGTAAAAGAGATTAATATGGATATTTTAAAATCAGTTGGACCTTTAAACATTGATGATTATATAGGAGACCCATCTGATAATTACAATGATACATATTCATCTTTAGAAACCTTTAGAAATTATTATTTCCAAAGATTTAATTTAAATTTTAATGAATACGTTCAATTAGTAAGATACATTGAAAGGGGGTTATTTGAACAACTCGAATCTCTTGCACCAGCAAGAGCTAAAGTAGCAAGTGGATTACTAATAGAACCACATATACTTGAAAGAAGTAAAACAAAATGGAGCAAACCAACAGGACAAGAAAACTATCATGAAGTTTCCATAAATACAACAGATGATACTGTTATAACTTCAGAAAACCCACAATATTTAGTTTTGGTATCCGCATCAGAAGATACAAATCTTACAGGCCATACTTCATTTTATGATGGTCATATAAGTGAATCAAACGATTTAAGAGTATCAACTGAAATATTAAATTATACAGGAACCCATTCATCTTTTGATGATACTTCTTTAAGTGGAGTAATTACAAGAAATAGTGGGTCTACTATGGGTGGGTTTGAAATAGACATAGATGCTAAATTAACAGGTTCTACAAACGCATTTTATGATTCTACAACATTTACTCAAGTGGGTGGATTTGGACCAGAAGATTTGGCAGTAGCTGGATTTGGTTTGTATGGTAGTGGTTCTCATGCTATTAGAACAAGATTAGACTTATATGGAAACGTTGTAAAAGATAGAATTAAAGTATTTAAAGTTAAAGAATCATATACTGAGTACGAAAGACAACAGATATTGGGCTATCCCACAACAACCGGTTCTAATGACCAAGTTGCATATGATGTTGTGGAGGTGACTAAATATAGAACAAAAGTTACTATATTACCATTTACTGGTTCAAATGGATTGGAAACAAATGATATAGTAGTTGGAGGGGATATTACAGAGGTTACTCCTCTAAATGGATTCTTTTCAACACACTATACTAATGTTGAAGATTTAACGACTGGATTGGAAAATTCTTATTATAATGGTTCAAAACAAACAAGAGCAACTACCTTGGATGGTGGTTTGCCTGTACAAACATTTACTACTAATCCTAATACATTGAGAGTTTCTGATAGTGGTAGAGGTAGTGGAGAACCAATTTTAGAAGTAGATTAAAAAAAGAAAATAATTAAAAATAAAGATTGTTATATTTATATATTGAATAACAAGAGGAATAAATTATGGCTTATTTAGATAATTCAACTATTACAGTAGATGCAATTCTCACCAAGAAGGGTAGAGAAAAACTTGCAGCTGGTCAAGGTTTAAACATTACAAAGTTTGCTTTGGGTGATGATGAGGTAGATTACACATTGTATGAACCCGCTCATCCAAAAGGTTCTGCGTACTATGATGCAGCAATCAGAGCAATTCCAATCACCGAAGCTTCACCAGATGAAACGCAAGTATTAAAATATAAATTGGTAACTTTACCAAAAGGAACAAAGAAAATTCCAAAAGTAGAATTTGGTGTACCAAACATTTCGGTAAATCAAACTTCTGGTCAAGTTGCTCTTTCGCCAACTACATCACCAAGTGGTAATTCACAAAGTGGATATACTGTTGTTCTTTCTAATAAGAATGCTGGTACAGTTGTTGGAGCTGGTGCGGGTGCTGGTAGTGGAACTGTTCCAATATTCTTGGGTGATGAAATTACAACAACTGCAGCAGTTGAAACTGGATTAACATTTACATTTATTCCTAATCCAAATATCACAACAAGTATTAGAACAACACTTACTGTATATGGTAATGAGACGGGTGGTTCACAAACTATTCCTGTTACAGTAACTTATGTACAACCAACATAATAACGAGGAACAATAAAAGATGGCACAAATACAAGGACAAGCTGGAGTAAATCTTTCTACCGAATTAGCTAACTATCTATCAGCTAATCAAGGTAATCTTACTTCAGAACAATTAACACAAATCATTAATAATTACCTTACAGGTGGTGATAAAATCGCAGCACAAGGTGGTTCGATTACTCAAGGTATTTATAAAAGATTTGGAGAGTTTGATAGAGTAACAGGAAAGGTTGAAGTTGTTACCACCGGTTTATGGAGTGGTGATACTGGAAGTTTAACCTCTTTCTTTACTTCTTCTACACAAGTAGCACAGTCGAGTGGTGATTATTATTATAATATTTATGACACTGCAGCAACTTCATCAGCTCAATTTGCAATAACGTATGGACACAGATTAGGAAGTGGTTCTGTATCACTTGCAAATAATGATGCATCTACTTTAGCCACCAAAGCTACTTACGCTCAGTACAAACAAATTCTTTTAGAACAAGACGATGCACAATTCACATTTGTTTCATCTTCTTCAGCAGGAACACATGATTCAGATGCCATCTATGTAATCAATGTTGCTCGTGCAAGATATAGAGAAAAAATGGATGCTGGAAACTGGTCATTAAAGTTAAGTGGTTCTAATGGTATTACTACTTTAATTGATGATAGTGGTAAGAAATTTGATGATACAGTTGGTAAAGCTGGTAGAGTATTTAATGTAGTTAGTGGTTCGCTTAATTTAGGAACTGAAAATGCTGCAACAGTAAATACTACAACAGGTTCAAACGGTCAAGGATTTGGATTATTTTATCCAGACCAAGGACTTATTATACTTAATCCAACCGCGATATCAACAGTAGTTGGTTCAGTACCAACTGGTGATTTATCTGGTTCGGCATCAATAACCTCTGAACAACAAAATCATAAACATTTATGGAATGCTATTAAATTGGGTGGTGATTTTGAAGCAAGAAGAACTGAAAACGTTTCTACTTCACACTACTTTGTAAGAGCTACAAACAGAGAATTTAATTATTCAAATAACCCATCATTTGTAACAGGTTCTGATGGAACATTTGCAGAATCTACTTTTGAGAAAGACCCAAAAACTTTCATTACAACAGTAGGACTTTATTCAGATGCAAATGAACTATTGGCAGTAGCTAAAACTTCACAACCAATTGCTAAATCATTTGATAAAGAAGTATTAATCAAAGTAAAACTTGATTTCTAATAGAACTTAACCTCTAATAACCCCACTTCGGTGGGGTTTTTTGTTTCCATATATTTATATAGAGGAATTATCTTATGTTAAAATCAATACCAAAATCAAATATATCTCGTAGGAGTTTCAAGGTCTATAAAAGATTTACAGCAGACCAATCAGACTATCCTGTAATTAAGGCATATTCTGAGAGCGGTATATTTGATTCAGAAACCTTTACGAAAGACGAGGGTGTTTATGTACACTTGATTTACAAATCAATTCAGAAAAAGTATTATACTGATAATGGTTTATTAAATAATTATGGTACTATTCCAGCTGATAGTAATTTTGTAGCTGATAGAGAATTTGGAAATACAATTTACATAATAAAAATAAATCAATCCAAGTTTGGAGAAAAAATAAAACCAGGTTCCTTATCAATAACAGATACTGATAAAAATGTTACTTATTTTGATAGTGGTGCTGGTAGAATTATATCATCAAGTCCTTCTTATGTAATTACAAGTTTAGATATTGAAAACCAAACCCTTATTTTATCAATAGATGGTTCACCCATAACTCTTACAGTAACATCAATTGATTTACAAACAGGAGCTGCGGTTTTAACTTACGGTTCAAGTACTGATACTGAGTATTTAGTTTCTATTGATTTTGAAAATGGTTTGGTAATATTTACTGCAGAAATAACGATAGGTAATTTTAGAGTAAACAGACAAGATTATGGTAATATATTCTATTCAGACGGTTTGATTGTATTTACTGAGTTGGAGGATGATATTGATAATTATGAGATAGAATATCGAGCAACTCAAACAATTCACGAAACTGAAATTTTACTTGAAGCAAATTCAGGAGAATTTAACTTTTCACAAAACCCATCTGCAGTAAATGTTACTTTAAGTGGTTCGTATGATTTTACTACAACTGCAATTACGAATGTATCACCTGCTAAAACAGTTAAGATAAAAGAAGTATTAGATATTTCCCAAAGAACATCATATAGTGGTTCTTATGGTTCTACAACTGGTTCTTGGGATGACTATGATAATTACAAATTAACTGACCCAACTGGTTCATATTTAGCTCCATTCGTAAGTACAATTGGTATTTATGATAATGATGGTGATATGGTTGCAATTGCTAAATTACCACAACCAATAAAGAATTTATCAGATTATGATGTAAACTTTATTGTTCGTTTTGATACTTAATGATATTTATACTTATATAAAAGAGGAACATACTATGGCTTCAATTAAAGACTTATACGATAAATCAGAATTTTCTAAATTTCCAAAAGGAACTAATTTAGACAAAACTCCTATCGAAGCAGATGGTGGTAAAGATTTATCAAAAGATGAAAAAGCTCTTGAAAAAGCAAGAGGTGCTAAATTAAATCTGAAAAAATACTCAGATTCAATTAAATATTAAATTACTCTCTTTTGAGTTTATTAATCAATCATTTTAACAAGTGGGGATTTGTTCATATACCAAAAACTGGTGGAACTACAATATCAACTGTATTAAAACAAGACGTTAATACAGAATTGATAGATTCTCATGACTCGATAAATAGATTATCTAATATAGATAATTATTATATTTTTTCATGCGTTAGAAATCCATTTACAAGATTAGCTTCTACTTATTATCACGAATGTAGAAAAACTAAGCAAATACCTTTTTCTAAATTTTTAAAAGGTATAGATATGAACTATATATTATATCTACCCCAAAGTTATTACTTAAAAACCGGTAAGGAACTTAATAAAAATATATCGTACATTTGTAGGTACGAAAATTTTTTAAATGATTTTAAAACTGTACTTAGTAAATTAAACATATTAAGTGGAATTCCTCACCTAAACCGTAATCCAATTTATGATAGACATCCAAATCTAAATCAAGAACAATACTATAAATTCTTGTATGAAGAGGAGTGGATGAAAGATTGGGTACGAGAGAGGTACTTAAATGATTTCAAAATTTTTAACTATGACATGGACATATAACGGACAACCAATAACAGAATTAAAAGATATGCCAGAGGGAACTTATGGTTTTATCTACAAAATAACAAATGGAGAAACTGATGAATACTACATTGGAAAAAAACAAGTAGTATCAGTTAGAAAACGAAAATTTGGTAAAAAAGAAATTGTGGCTCTTGAAGATAAAAGAATGAAAAAGTACGAGATGGTTGAAAAAGAATCAGATTGGAAAGATTATCGTTCTTCAAACCCAACAGTAAAGTTATGGTTTATGGAAAACCAAAGACTTCTTGAACAAAATAAAAGAGATGAAATTAACGATAAATTAGAATTAAGGATACTTAGATTCTGTTCAAATAAAAAATCACTAACATATTACGAACTACAAGAACAATTTGCACATGATGTATTGGCAGATGAATCTTCTTTAAATGATAATCTTCTTGGAAAATTTTTTAGAAAAGATTTGTAAAATTAAAATATTTTTCGTATATTTGTAGTAAAGTGTATACACTTTTGTTAAATAATATGTAGTAAATCGGACAAAATCCGAATAATAGTGTATTTTATTACACTTTATGATAAAATATTTGGATATCTAAAATATTTTTCGTATCTTTGTATAAAATTTAAAAGTAGCTAAATGCTATCACATCACGAAAAACAACAAGTTATAAACATCTTAGATGATGTATTAGGACCAGGTACATCCATGAAAGGGGATGAACAAGCACACTATTGTCCTTTCTGTCATCATCATAAAAAGAAGTTACAGATAAACCTTCAAACACAACAATGGCACTGTTGGGTTTGTGATGCGAAAGGAAAACGTA